ACCTTGCGTGGATTATCGCTGGGTGGATCTTGTACAGACAACACAAACTGGTTGTCAAAATTGTCAGGATGAAGGAGCAGACAGTGAATGAGGCTACCCTCAATCATATTCTGGTCGGTGGTATCATCTCGTTGCTTCAGCACATAGTGCTGGTAAAACAGCGCAGGGCTGTATAGTAGTCTGTTGAGTCCAGAGTAAGACATCAGGAATGGCTTATTGAAGAACTCATCTTCTTTCTGATAGCGCTCGCTCACAGGAGGTGGCGCTACAAAGGACTTGGTTAGCGATGATGCCATAGTTAATTGCAGTTTTCCATATCCCGGTTGAAGTAACGGCCCAGGATGTTACCGTTGTAGCTTTCTTTTTTCAAGACGTCAAGCTTGACCTGCCAACTGAGCTCGCAGTAGGACAGATATTTTTTGGAGCAACACAGCTCCAGGATTTCACGCTTGAAATACTTATTGCCCAGCTTACTGATGTCTTCACTGAGATCCTTGGAGGACCCGTGATACAGCAACCAGTCTGATTCTTTGATCTCTATGCGGAACTTTTTGCGGGTTCCGGTGAGACGCTTCTCAGTGGCAGATATCTTTTTCTTGCGTGAATGGTATAGGCTCTTCTGGCCTATGTAGAACTTACCTGTTTTCAGGTTAGTAATTTTGTAGACAAAGCCAACAGTGGCTTCATGATTAGGCAGTTGGTGCACCTTGGTAATCTCATCACCAGAGGGTACATAAATCCAGTTGTTCATAGGGGATAAGCGTGTACAAATATAATCAACCTCTACAATGTGTGTTCCTGGTCTACAAAATTATTTTGTAAACCTTGATAACTATTTACCGCACGGTCCAGTATAGGGACAATATAGTGCAGCGCGTTGCGTGCACCGTGCACTTTGATGATATCGCTCACATCCTTTTCCTTAGGCAGGTATACATAAGGAAGGCCGTAGAGTTCTTTGTATTTATGCATGCTGGTAATACCCGCCTGATCAGAATCAAGCATGGTCACCACTGCACTGTAACGTTCTTTGAACTCCAGGATCCTATCCTCTGAAATCATTGTGTTCTCAGAGTCAGGGGCGATTACGTCCACTTTGAGCAGCGGCAGGCTTTGCAAACTCATGCAGTCTTTAAGACCGGAGGCAATCACCAGGTAACGGTGACCCTGCAACTGGTCTTCACCTTGCAGGTAATCACAGATCTTGATGAACTTGCGCTCTCTGTTCTTAGGCTGATAAATCTTGTACAGCACACCGTCTGCGGTGAAGTAACCATAGATGTTGCGGTTGGTTACCACAAACTCCTGTACCTGGATACCATCATCCATGGTTTTGCTCATGACATATCGTTCCAGTGGACGTACGTTATAGCGCTCCAGCAACTGACTGGAGATATTGTACGGGCTCCAGAACTCTGCATCAGCTGTTGTCCAGCTACGTTCTGTGAAATCAGCAACCTTCCAGCTGGCATGTTCAATGATGCGCGTGTCACAGCGTCGTCCCGTTTTGATATAGTGGCTGTAGTCGGTCATGATACGCTCTGCTGCCTGGGCAAAGTTCATGCTCCACATATGCATCATCAAATCGATGGCACTACCACCTTTACCGGTAGAGAAACATTTGTAGCGATACGCTTCTGCGTCCTTGTTGTAGTAGATAAACATGGACGGGGTTTTGTCAGCAAGGTTGAACATGCTATGAATACGTACACGCTGGCCGCTTAGCGGTTCAAGACCCAGGTAGGTCTCAAAGATCCAGTGCGCAGGCACAGCATGCACATCATCTATAAAGCTTTTACTTGAGAACATGTGATGAGAATAAAAAGGGGAGAGCATTCACCCTCCCCCTTACGTTATTCTTAAGTTGATTATGGCAACTGTAAGTCACCAAGACCTGCTGAAGGAGCAGAACCTAATCCACCAAGTGGATCAGCTTGGCCACCGAAGCCACTCACGCTTTCAACAGCACCCTCCTGTGGACGGTTCTTGTCTGCGATGATGTGCTTCTCACGGTCAAATGGTAACAGGTTCAGCGGCTGACGGTCGTCATTCTCCAATGCTGAGAATGGGAACAACTTGCCTTCGTTCTTTGGGAAGAACATGCGGTAGTTTGGTTTGTCATACCCGTCTGTGAAATACTCCTGGCCACCAACGGTGAAGTATGCCCACAATTCAGGGTCAGTCAAATACTTGGCAACGGCAGATACATAGTCCTCAATGGTCTCTGCCTGCACACCGTCTGCATTCATCTTTTCCAACATACCCATCTGCTTGGCAAGGTTGTTTACCCAACGGAAGATCTGCTCGTCGCGCTGAATTTCCTTACCCTGGTAGGTATAGGTTGAGAAAGGATAGCGTCCTGAACGCACGTTGGCAATTTGGCCACGGTACGTCCCTAACTCCGGACGGTGTTTGTCAATAGCTACACCCTGGAAATCATCACCACGGTCGGTGCCTTCCAAAAGCAAGTTGATGCTGTACGCCTGAGGATCATATGGAGGCGTGTCCAATTTCATCTCAATGATGCGACAGTAGTGGGTACCTGGTGTTAAGATTTTAGGTACATTAGAACCCGCGTTGGGGTTGAAGTTTGATGCTTTAAACATACTCGTTGTTAATTATGATTTTTAGTCTATGAAAATTTTACTCCAGTCAACAGTCATGTTGCCGTCTTTGTCAATGGTTGAGATCTCAATCTCTTTGTTGCGCAGATGCTCAGGACGGGCACCGCAGTTTACTTCGTCAGTTGTTTTGAAACTCAGGATGTTCTTGTCACCCTTTCTGTGCAGATAACCGATGGCGTCTGAATACGCAGCCGTAATGCTCTTGATGCGACCGGTAAGTTGCAAGTCAAGTGCGTTGAACTCTGTACCGTTTTTCTCCAGCAACGTGTCTTTTACGTGACCCAGCAAGATCACATGTGGAGCAAGCGTCTTGATATAAGCAATGATTTTCTCAAACGCCTGGCGAAGATATGGGTAACCTGCACCGTTAGGCATGTTAGTGATCGAGCCATACTTTGTCTTACCATCCGTGAACCAGTTCTTACCCATCGGAGTCTTGCTGTACAACTCCTCTGCATACGGGATGCACATTTCTTCCAGCGCGGTGATGGTATCTACCGCAATGTATTTGTAAGGTCTGCCTTGTGAGATGATAAGCGTACCAATCTTCACGATATCAGAGATACTGTGAGCTTTCAGCTTTATCGCATCCACATAATCAGAGCCGTTCTCCAAATCCAGGATCAAACAGTCATCCAGCGTGGCCAGCAATGTGGTCTTACCCACCTTGGGCTTACTGAAAATGATCATGTTCTTGGGATTCTGTGACACAGCTTTGATTTTCTTAGTGGGCAACACAAATTCTGGTTGTGGAATATCAGCTCCAACCACCGTTTTCTTTTCTGCTACTTTTGATTCTGCCATTGTTTACCTTTATGAATAAGTTGATTCAGCCATTTCTTGTTGGACAAAGGAACGTTCTGCATGATGCAGTACAGGTCGCGGATGGTCATCTTGGTGTAGTGATCATCATCCATCTCGCTGTACGCTTCTGTGTACTTTTCTTCGTCAAGCAGGTCCTCAATCTTGGCTGAAAAAAGATCGGGCGTCGCTGCTTCTTTACTTGTCATCTCAGGCACGAGTGCCTTTACGGTTGTCTTGTTCACTTGCTTAAGGTGGCTAAGCTTTACCACATAGGTAGGTGTGGTCAGCTTGGCACCGGATGCAGTGGTAGTCACCTCTTTGTAGTCAGGGCTTGTTCTCCAGTGCGGGTCATAGGGCAGATGATAAAGCACCCTGTAGCCTTCATGGTAGTGTCCTTGCTCCCAATTGAACAACTCACAGTATACACCGTCTTCATTGTTGAGTTCATTGGGGAAGAAGCGAATGCATTCCTCACGCGATGAACCTCCGCTGAACTCTTTGCCCATATAGCAAAGCTTGGCGGAAAAGAATGGGTTGGTGTTGGGGTGTGTGTCAAACACCGTTTGCCAAAACGGGCGCCACTCTGCGGTGATTTCCGTGATGTGTTTTTTGGATTCAGTACTTGTGTAACTCATACGTGTAACTGTTTACTTTCTAGGTTGTTGATGCGGTGTGGCGGTCTCTGTGACGGTCATCAGTGCATACTCTGCACGATACCATTGGATACCGGTGTCACCAAAACGATTTTTGAGTACGTGCATGGCCAGCAGAAACTTATCATCAGGAGTGATGATGTACTTCAGCGGACCATAGATACTCAGATTGTACTTGGCAGGACGGTTCCATGCCACCATGACGTCTGCACATTGCAGCAGGTAGTCAGAGCCATACACGTCCGCCTCTGTAGGGTAGTTGCTCAACGAGCCAGGTCGCTGGCGTTCAGGGTCATCGATCTCACGGTTAAGCTGGGTGAGGATCAGAAAGGTAACAGGAAGAGCGTTCTTCATTTCTGTCAGCATGGTTGCCAGGTTCTGCAATGTTTGCTGGCGACTGGTCTCTGTTCCGCTTTGTTTAACCAGGAGCGTATGGTCCAGTGTAACCACAAAAGGTTTTTTTACGTCTTTGTAAAAATCAATAAGGGCTTTGCGCATCTCGCTTACCGTAAGGGCCGTGTCAATGACATAGTCCTGGCGGTGTCCCTGCGTAGCTACATAGTCAGTGAGTTTTTTCATATCACTTGCAGTAAGCGGTGGCATGTCGTCATCTCCTGAACTTTGCAGATAACGGATGTTCAAACGGTTGGCACTGGACAACTCACGCAATGCAATGTTGCGACCCAGCATCTCAAACTGAAAGTGCAGCACTGCAAAGTCCTGGTCTTTGTTGAGGCGTTGCAACTCACGGGTAAGTGAGGATGCAATCAATGTCTTACCTACGCCCGGTCTGGCTGCCAGTACGTAAAGCGATTGCCACTCAATACCGTTGAGTCCGATCTTGTTGAACCCTTCCCACTGAGTCCTTAAGGATTTAATCTCTCCCTTTGCGCGGGAGGATATGTAGTCAATACCCTGTTGCATGATTTCCGTGTACTTCTTCCAGGGTTTTGAAGAGACGGATTTAGTGGTGCTGGCGGTTCCAGCAGGCGTTGGTGAATACATTAAATATGCGGAAAAGAGTTTGCTAAGATATGCATATTGTAAAGCTATTGCAACTTACCTCTACAAAAAAATTGAGCGGTGTTCATAACTTTTTACCACACAATGGGATCATGAATCAGCGCTTCGTTCACCTTGTTGAATACGTCGTTGCAGTTCCATAGCTGTTGTTTTTGGTATGCAGCAGACGCAGGGTGTGAACAGGTAAGCACCGTATGATGATCATCCACCATATCTGAGAGTGCCTGGGCTTGTTTACCCATGAATACCCATACAAGCGAGCGGTCGTTCTTGCTAAGCATGTCTATGAGATATGCAATAAAAGGTTGCCATATGTCAAAGTGTTTACCTATCTTGCCTACCTCGGTTGTCAGAGCCGTGTTAAGCATAAGTACTCCCTGGTTTGACCAGCGTGTCAGATCAGGATCAACTTCTTTTATGTCTAGTTTACCGCTGTACACTGTTTCATTTACAGCTTTTAGAATGTGGCGTAGTGATGCTTCAGGTTTTTTAGTGTTGCCACATGAAAAGGCAATGCCATCCGCAACTCCCAACTGGGGGTAAGGGTCCTGGCCCACTACAACCACACGCAACTGATCGTATGGACACTCTTGAAATGCCCTGAACACCTGTTTGAGCGGTGGTGTGAACCGCTGTCCGTCATTGACCATGGTGTTTAAGGTCATCAGGATATTTTTGAAATCCTCAGAAACCAGGAAACCCTTAAGCACATTGTGCCAGCCGGAGTCTTTAAGCATACTGGAGAGCTTTTTTACAACCTCTTCATGATTTACTGTAACATTTTGTGTCATGTTTGTAGAGTCAGATTAATTTACGTTTACATTTGTAGAACAATATCTATCTTAAGTTTACATGGAAACTCCAAAATCAGAACAACGCTTTGACGTGATTACGCAGGAAGCTGTAGTCAGCGTCAAGATGAGCTCAGGTTACTATCGTCGTATTCAGGAGGCAACTGCCCATTTTGTGAAAGGCAAGAACTCCGAACAGATCAACGGTGCTCATGATCAGATCCGTAACCAAACGATTACAGAAGACTGGGTGAAGCACTATGAAACCATGCTCATTCTTTGCAAAGAGTTTGAAGCCATGGCAAAAGAACAGGGATTCATCAAGCAAGTCACTGCAGAAGAACTGCGAGACATGCTTGACTCTGAGCTTTAATCAGCGTAGAAACCCACAAGGTGACCGAGCTGTACACAGATCTCAATGGCTGAGGATATCTCTTCTTTGGAGCATTCTGCAAAGCTTTTGAGTTCTGTGCCTTTTTCATCTGTCCCTGTGATGACATAGAGACCTGCCCGTCGTTTAACTTCATCCTTCAAATCGTCAAAATCATTGCCGGTAAAGTTGGCCAGGTCACGTATCATCTTGTGGATCTTGGCCAGTTGACCAAGAGTCTTCTTGTTGCCGTCTGTTTTTGTCAAATACACCTCAATGGTGTCGCCCTCTTTGAGAGACATGTTGAACAGCTTGAGGGCACCCGCATCACGGTCGGATGCGAGTACCAGCTGTCCATCTTTTTTGATGTAATGTACTGTAGCGTTCTGCATATCAGTCAATCATAGAGTACGTATAACTTATTTTCTCAGGGTCCAGATCCTTAAGTGCTTCCTGCACCCACTGCTCATCCTGCGTACCGCGGTACATCAGTATGTGAATCACAGCCTTGTCATCAGGATTAAGGCGAAGCAACCTGCCTATTCGCTGTGCACTCTTGCGTTCATTGCTGTACGCATGCAGGATAATACCTGCTTTGAGGTTTGGAATGTTCACACCTTCGCTGAGTTGCAACACGCAGCTAAGCTGCTCAATCTGGCCATCCTTGAACGCAATGAGATTGTCTTCACTGTCAGGATTTTTAGAGTGGTAGCTGTCGCGGCAGATGCGGTCGGCCTGTTCAGTAGTATTACAGAACACAATACACTTGTCGTGGATCATGTCAAGCAATGCCTTGCTGTAGTTCTCCTTGGTTCTGTACTCCATCATGGCTTTCATGCGCATGATGCGAAAGATCTTTTGCTGTGCAAAATTGGTGGTATCTGCAATGCGATTGGTCCAGTATGCATAATGATCCTGCTCAGAGGTCATGAACTGCCCACCTGTCTTTGTCTTGACAGGATAGTTCTTCTGAGTGGACAGTTCCAATTGGTGTACAATGATCTTGTAATCGTTAAGGATCTTGTCATCAACTGCATCGTCAGTGATGTAGCTGTATGCAATGGGACAGAACTTGCTGACCATCTCACCCTTTTCAGAATTTTTGTAGCGCGGTGGTGTACCGGTTAATCCCAGGATCTGACCAGGGAACGTGCCCAGGTAGAATTCATGGCTGTATAACAAACTGTGACATTCGTCCAGGTAGATACAGGTATAGTCATTGTGCTGTTTGGACAGCGATATGTACGTTGTAAAATTGATGAACTCCAGCAGGTGATCGAGGCCAAACTTTTCAGCGTCGTCTTTCCAGCTCTGGAATATGGCCACCTTGGGTGCCACTACCAGGAACTTGGGGATAGTGCCCATCTGTTGAGCATAGGTATACTCGCGCTGCATGTGCTGCAAGCCAATGTATGTTTTACCTACACCCATAGAGACGGCAAGACCACAGCGGTATTTACCCACTGTGGCTGCCAGGGCCTCCTGCTGGATCATCTCACGTTTAGATGATCCTGTGCTTATCATTATTTTTCGTTTGGTTGTTTGCTCCAGCGTACTTTATGTAACTGGACATCAGGATTTCTACTTTCTTTCTCAGCGCTGTAGCGCTCTTTGTCTACCCAATAGATGTTTAACAGCACACGATTCAGTGTACGTTTAAACCAGCTGGGTTTAACTGTTGTCCATAACAACAATCCTTTTTCGCTTTGTGCGTCTTGTTGATTTTGCGCACCAATGATGTAGTAACCAATAAACTTTTTCATAGTCAATTTCTGTGTTGTGATAGGAACATATCTTTGGCTTCCGCATGGTGTTCCTCGACCCAGCGGTGGCATGCCATACATAACGGCACCCAGGTGGTGGCGTCCAGGTAATACCTGCCACGACCCTTGGTGTGATGTACGGTGAGTTGTTGTTTAAATCCACCCTGGCATACGGGCAGCTTGGCGCGACAGGTGGCGTTCTCTGGTTTCTCCAGGAATTCCTTGCGCATTTTTGAGTATAAGACATCCAGGACGTCTTTCTTGTCAGAGACAGGCTTCAGTGGCCTGCGTTGGGAGGGTGTCTTTACGACATCTTGTTTGTGCCAGCAGTCCTTGCAGTACTTCTTACCTTCATGGTTCTTCCATATAGGCTTGAGCTCACTGCAACCTGCGCACATTTTAGGTTTAGCTTGCATAGGTGCATAGTTTTTTCAGGCAGCGTAATGCTACAGTGACTAACCGTATATGCAATACAGTTAGGTTTCCAGGTTGTCAAAGTCTATGAAGTCATCATCATAAAGCTTTTCTTCCAGGTCAACTTCCGTAAGATCAGAAAGAGGGACTTCTTTGTAATCGTCAACGTCCTCTACATCCTCACTCAGGTGATGAGGACCGTAGCGCAAAACACTCAGGGCAAACGGGTCGTTGACCTCATCCCCAGCATTGAAGGCTACCATTCCTTTCAGTTCTTCATCTGTCATCCGCAAGAACTGCTCTATGGTCAATTCCACACACTTACCGTTGGGTAGCTGATATAACATAGTGCAAGTCTAAAAACTAGTCACTAAAGTATACCAAAACTGTAGAGGTAGGTCTACAAATATATGAACACTTCTACATCTTTGCCACTACATTGCTATAATTAATTATGCACAGCAAAAAGCCATCCCTTTTCGGAGATGGCTTGTGCAATTTATATGCAGAGAAAACTTTAGAAGCTTACGGTAAGGGTGTCAGGACCGACAGACACATGCTTGGCGGAGTTGGCTACGTAGATAGAGATACCGTTTATGATCACGGTAAATCCGGGGGCGTTCTTGGCAGGAGTAATAGCATGAAGTGTTTCTACCGCGGGACCATCTTTGTCAGAAGGTTTTTTACCCCTGATGTCAGGAATACTTACACCGGCATCTTTTAGCTGGCGCTTGTAATTGTGTACACTGCTTACTGCAATGCCAAAATGTTTACTAATCTCTTCTGGTGTGATGCCTTGTGTAACCATGTCCTTTAGAACTTTGAGTTGAACATCACTGATTTTCTTCTTTGCCATTAACTGGAATTTGTGTGTCAAAAAATTGTAGCTGTGCAGGTAAATTGTACAGCTTGTTTACTTTCTTACTTGCCTTTTTGCACGTCAAACGTATGTCATTTTCATCCAAACGTGCATAGTGTTCCGTTTGTTTGATTGTCGCATGACCCAACAACTTTTGAACTGTTTGCAATGATACACCATTTTTTAAGTTTACGGTTGTTGCGTATGTGTGTCGTGCTACGTGCGTGGTGAGTTTCTTAGATATGCAACAAATGTCTGCGATTTCCTTAAGATACGCATTCATTTTCTGATTTGAAACTATTGGCAATTTGTAGTGGTATTTTTCCAATATGTTGCGTGCAGTTTGATACATAAATGCAAGTGTTGGTTCTCCACTTTTTTGCCTGGTAGTTTTGATTATCATCTGATCTATCCACTCTCTCCTTAGATTGCGCATGTCAGCGTAAGCCAGGCCGGTAAAGCATTGGAACAAGAACAAGTCCTTGACATGCTCCAGTCTTGGCATCGCCATCGTTTTAGCAATGAGCATCTTAAGCTCCGTTTCTGTGAGGTACACAGGTGATACTTTCTTAAGGGTAAGGAGCTTACCCACAAACGGGTCCTCGGTGATGTAGCGCTTTACTTTATAGGCATAGGTAGTCACAGCCTTTAGCCTGTAAAGGTTTTTCATAGCGGTGTTATGCCCGTTGAACTGCCTGAGAAAGTCATCAAACTCTTCGACAAAGGAAGCGGTAACCAGCAACAGGTTGATGTCGCTTTTGCCACGGCTGTTGAGAAAGTCTTTGAGGTGTTCGTATACACACATGAACTTCTCCAGCGTGGCTTTACCCAGGTCATTCTTCTCTACCTTGGGTTTGATCTTCTTGTCCATGAATTCCTCATAGAGCTTCAGCAGGTAGTGCTCCTCCGTTTTGTTCAGGTACAGATGCTTAATAACCTGGGGGTCTGTGGTAAGGTTCCTGATCAGGCGTAGGTTAAACAGCTCCATCAGATCCTGCATGACCTGAGCTTTGTACGTACCCACCTGGTTGTCCAGAGGGGTTATAACATAGTTCAGTTTAAACTCCGCATTCTTACCTTTGTAAGTGAGCCTGCAGTACAGGTAACGCTGTTCCCTTCTGCCAGGTCTTGTAAAGAAGTATACTATCATATGGTTTATTTTTTACCTATGATAGCGTGGACAGGGCTTTTGAACAGTTTTCAGATTTTCAAACCATACACGTAACTCCACAAAAGAATCACTGTTTATGACCTGTTTTACACTGACAAAACCATTGATTATCAACGAGTTAGGTGCAACCAGCGGAGAGAGAGGGATTCGAACCCCCGTTAAAACCCGCTACCACACTGCGTTTCAAAAGCTTTTGGTCAATCATCCACGTATCTCCACAAATGTATACAAAAGTTTAAACTTTCAAAGTTTAAAATTGTGCACCTCTGGTATACTCTTCTACAAATTCCTGGAATGTGCCCTGGTATCTGAACGACTTGTCTTTGGCTGAAGTAATGGTGACTTGTTGCTTGACGGTGTCTACTGTAATCAGC